GTCAAGTGTACTTTCCTTTGGTATAATACTATTTACAAATTCTGGTGTTTTCATTACATTTTATTATTTAAGATTATATGAAATTCATTAGTATACGTTTCTACTTGTGACAATTCTATGTCTCCGTTTGTTACTAATTCAATAGCACCTTTGAATGCTACTTGTCGTAAGATTGATTGACCTGTGTCCCAGTTGCCACCTATTTGATTTTTACCTAACACTTTGACTAACTTTGCTGTTTTGTACTTTTCGTTGTTTACCGAATACTCAATCTTGTCTCCTACTTTTGCATCAAAACTAGTAAAAAAAGTATACTCGCCAGTTGTTTCTAGTTTTACTTTCCACTTTGGACGACCATTATACTCTCCGTCATCTTTGATATTAACTACTTTGTCCGTAATCATAACTGTTCATATTTTTGATTAAACATTGCTTCTTTTGCTACTTCTACTTGAGCAGATAAAAATTCTACTTTACCTCTCAACTGACTGACTTCCTTTTCGAGAGCGTCAATCCTTGCTCGTAAATAATCACTCATAACTATATATTTTTTGAATTAGTTTACAAGTTAGTAAAAATATGTTAATAAAAAAAGAGAGTACTTGAAAAAGTACCCTCTCATTAATAAACAAAAAAAACAAGTTGCGTGATTACACAACAAAGTTCTGCTAAGTTAAACTTTTTTTTATTTCTGCACAACGTTCCTCATAAATTTTAATTAGGTCTTGCAAGTCGTAATTATCTAACTTAAGTGTTTTCTTGCTGAGATCGTATAACTCCTTTGATTTGTCTGCACCTAACCACAAACTAAATTTATATTGCTCTCCATATCTAAATACATTGCAACTTTTACATTGCACTTGAACGTTTTGGTCGTGCCAACGTGTACTAAGATGTTTACGTGAAATAAAGTGACCTGCGTCCATATTTTTCCAATGGTCTGTTTTGCCACACGTTACGCAATTTACATATCCATTTTTATTTGCAGTTCTTTGGCGTATGTACTCACTAAATACTTTGTCTAGTTTTTTGATTAGTCCTTTACGTGTTACTTTTCTAGGCATTTGTTTATTACTATACTATATACGTATACAGTATACGTACAATAGTATATACATACAATAGTATACTTGTAAAAAATAAAAAAATTTTGCAGATTTCCTAATGAATGCTAATTATTTTTTATTAACAAAGTCCTTCATCATTTTTTCTCCTGTACGTCCTATAACATAACCACCTATACCTAACTGAAGTAAATTCCAAAATTCGTTTTCTAATTCTGGTATACGCAAGTCAAATAAGGGTGCTATAAACTTAACATATATAACAATGAAACCAAACGCCAACATTAAGATCGGTCGCCAACTTCTTTGTAACCAATTACCTTTTGCTTCGGCTATAATTATGTCTGTTTGCATTTGCTGTAACTCAAGTTCTTTTTGTTTAAGTACTTTAAAGATTTCGTTCTTTGCTTTTATACGTTCTTCATCGTTAGTAAATAAGTTGTCTATTACATTACCTATTTCCTTGATTACGTTTCCTGTTAAAAATTTAAGTATTTTTTTCATCTGCCTTGTCCTCTATATTTTTTTTTAAACCCTACCTGCCCTCTACTAGCGTTTTTACTATGCACATTTGGACGTTTTTTGTTTTTCTTAGGTATATGTACCCAAACAAATTTTTTAGCCATTAGAATTGATTACTTATCCATTCGTACTCTTCCTTAGCATTAAAACAAGGACAGGACTTACTACTAAAATCATTATGACCATAAACAACTGAACTTGGGTATAGTCCTTTTAACCTACATAACAAATCTTCTAGTGATTCTTTCTGTTCTGGTGTGCGTGTATCTTTAGCAATCCACTTCCCTTTTTTATCACGTTCTTTTTCTACACCACCTATGTAACAAATACCTATGCTGTCAAAATTTTCTCCTTTAGTGTGCGCTCCTGTCATTTCTATTGGACGTCCTTCTTCTACATTACCTTTGAGGTCGATAACAAAATGATAACCTATATCACGCCAACCTCTTTTTAAATGCCATTTTTTGATCGTGTTTACACTTATTTCTTTACCTTCTTGTGTTGCAGAACAATGTACTATTAACTTTCTAATTTTTCGCATACACATTTAGATTTTAAACTTTCCAATTTTCCATTCCACCAATTATGAAATCTACATTTTAAATTTTCTAACCAGTTTGCTAATTTTCTTAAACCTTTTATCATTATTTTATTTTTATATTATTCCTGCTACCCTGTCTGACAATGTTAACGTGTTAGATGAAGCACTACCTGCTACGCCACCAGTTGTTGACGCATTTGGAATTGTCAATGTACCAGATTGTTCTGTTGCATCTTCTCCCATTCTATACCAACCTACTAAGTTACCTTGTGTACTTGTGTAACTATTAAGGTTTAAATCACTACTATTATTAAAAGCACCTTGCAGTTTCAGTATATCACTATCTAACCAACCACCAACACTAAAACTTACTTCATCTATTATACCTGCAAATTCACTACCTTGTGTTGGGTTTGTTTCGCTTGTGTTTCCTATACAAAAATCTTGTGTCGGATATGGAATTGATACAGGACTAAATTGTCTAAACTTACTATTTTGTTTCACAACTCCGTTTGCTTGAGATACTATTAATTTTTGTTGGTAACCAGTATCTGCATTTGGAATTAATCTTGCTACAACACAAAATGTTTGCCCATTAATAGTAGACGTATCAGATAAAGTCACATCTACTCTACAAGCTGATTGTGTTTCTCCTATACCTTTAACAAAAAAAGTAAATCTTGGAGAACCACTACTTGTTTTTCGCATATACAAACTATAACCTTTTCCATTAGCAGTACTACTAATAGAACTTGACATATCTACTATACATTTTTGATTATATGAACCAGACGTAGTACTTTGATCTGGTCGAACAAATGCTGTAATAGTGAAACCTGTGTCTGGCTGAGGTTTAAAAAACGAAGGCGAACCTTGTACTAATACCTCAGCAGGTGCTAGTCCGTCAAAATTCATTGCAAAGAAACTACTATAATCTGTTGCCCCTGCACAACTAGAAAAGTCAAAATTGATTGTTTCCTTATTACTATCCTCTCCAAACCACGTACTACAATATATTTCTCCGTATCCCATACCTATTTATTTTTTTTTTCGTTATTCATTATATACCACCTGTGTATTGTATACCCCAGAGTTGCTAATAATACTAATACTTTTAATACCAATTCTATTTCCGTTAGCGATATTCCTAACGCTCCAAAGTTCAAGCCGTATAATTTCAAATCTTCTATTTTCATTTTATTATTGATTTTCAAACAAAAATGTAATTGCTAACTCCCCATTATTTGGAAGTACTGTTCCTGTTTCTTGACCTACACAAGCAATTATATCTCCTGCATTAACATTAATCGGCGTTGTTAAAGTAATCACTCGATGTGGAAACGAAGCATCATCGTTAGTGTCAATATGGAACAATGTACCTAAAGTAGTATAATTTGCAATTTGTGATGATTGACCTGCTGACAATTTACGAAGTGAAAATTCAACTTTTTCACTACCTGTTAAATTTAATGCATTTTGTCCTAGCCAAACTAAACCAACTTTAACTAATTTAAGATCTTGCAACATTATTATTGCAGGAACTTGACCTTCTGGAGTAGCGTTTGATGTCCATTCCATATAATCATATCCACCACTTCCTTGACTAGCCAGATTATTGACCATTCCAGTTAACGTTACATTATTACCACTATTACGACTTACATAATCTACAATAGCAGCACTTGTTGCTAACGAGGTGTCATTATCATTGTTGTCTATTTGTTCTGCCTCTGTTACAAATTTGTCTATTGCTGGAGTTCCATTACTATCCGTTATTCTGTTTATCGAAAGTGTTTGAGTGCAATTAACATTGGCATCAAACGTAGAAGGACTGTCTTGTGTAAGTTCTCCAGTTATTTGAATTTCTCCATTTATATAAGTTTCTCCATTTGCACGTAAGTCACTATCAAAAAATGCTTCACCGTCAACCTGCAATGATGCATTTAAACTAGTTTCGCCAAATACAGTTAAATCACTATCACTTTCTATACCATTACCTGCACGTCCAATTTTTAATGCACTATCGTTACCTAGTCCGTCTTGTATGTATACAGTACCAATAGAAGGTATACCTTGAGTACTATCTTGTGTTTTTAACAAGCCGTCATACGTGTCCTTAATTTTTTGTCCTGTAAGTGTTGCCATATTTTTCTATTTTTTTTAAAAATCTTTTTAGTAACTCTATATTTTTTGCTTTTGGTTTACTTTTACGTTTCATAATTTCTACTGCGTTATTTCCAAAGTGTCCTATCATAATACCCAACCTGTAAAATCTGCTGTTGTGTCTGGATACATATCTTCTTGATTATTACTATTGTACTCTGGAAACTTTTGCATATTGTTTTGTATAAAATCTAAAAACCTACGTGTAAAAAATTGTGCGAATTGCCTGTGCTTATCAATCAAAACATCTACCTCTGCTTTTTCTGGTATTTCGCCATTTTCACTCGTACTTTTGTATACACCTTTGTTCTGTATCTGATATGATGCAAACGGAATGTAATCTACCATTGCATAGTGTATAAGCATATCCTTTACGTAATCATTTACTAAATTATAGTAATCTGGGTTGTCAACGTTATTTAACGTACCTGCAATAATCATTTGCTGTATCGCTTCTAACAAAGACGTACCTAAATAATTTTGTATATGAATTTCTTGTGCTATACGTATAAACTGAATAAATTTATTCGTGTCTACGTTGCCGTCTACTATTGTATTTTTTACGAGGTCTGCCCTGCTAATTAATAACGCTGTTGCCATATTCTACTTTTACTTTTTACTTGGGTATCTACCCCTGTCCGACCTATCCTTCTCAACTCTACCTGCCCTTTGAGAACCTCTTGGCTTTGCTTTGTACGTTTTTGGTATATCTGTCGTTTTTACATAGTCGTTAAGATCTTGTGTCTGTTCTATATACTTACCATTTGTTTTTTTCTTTAACCTGTACAATACCTGTTCCCAATAATGCCCACAATTAACTCCACCTTTAAACTTAAACAGGTCGTAAGGTTTTTGCTTATGTCCAAATTTTCTGTTAACACCTTTACGTGATGCTTGGTCAATATCTTCTAACCTGTATACTTGGTTACGAGCCATCATCGCTCTACAAAATTTACGTGATTTACTAGAACTATATTTTTCTGCATACCTGTAACGTATTTTGTAAAATGATTTATCTAAATATGAAAAACCAGATTTCTTACTACTAATAACATCAGCAAGTAATTGCATAGGGTTTTTCTTGGCTTCTATATGCTCAGACGCCCACTCTTCATCACTACTATTTTTGTGATCGTGTTCACGTGCTGTAACAAACTCCCAATCGTTGTCTACAATGTCTGGCTTAAGGTTAGTAAGTATATCTAGATACTCAGCGTCACTTAAATCAATTTCGCCTTTGTCTTCTTTACTAAGTTTGGCTAGTTGCTGTTGTACACCTTCCTCAATTTTTTCGCCTGTCTCCTCTTCTCTTTGCTCTTCTGTTACTACGTTTTCTAGATCAACAAATTCTAACGGCTGTAAAGTTTTAAAATATAAATTTAAACTTATTTGATTGTATGCAAGTATTTGCTCGAAGGCATCAATCAATAGATTTTGCAAAGGACGTATCACTAGATTATCCATTAACGTACTTGCTGTTTTTAACTCTTCTGCGTTATTACCTAAACCTGTCTGATCCTTAATACCTAATAACATAGGACTTACAACTCTGTGAGAAACCATTATTTTTTTCATACTTTCATCACTTAGAAATTGGTACTGATTATGTGCGTCACTTAATTGTACTGGCTCAATACTTGCTGCTGTATCTGCATTTTCGTTAAATGATAAAATAAACTTACCTGCATTACTTGTACCACTAAATTTTTGTATTATTCTTTGTTCAATGTTTGCTCGTTCTTCTTCATTAGGAACGCCATTGTTAAAATTCACTAACATACTTGGTGCTAGTCCATTCATTATATTGTTGAGGTGATAGTTACTTATTTCCTCTTCCAACTCTGCGTATTGTAGTCCCCCTTGATAGTCAACAGGACTAAAATAATAATGCCCTGCAACGTATGGACGTACATACAAAATTTCAATCGGTTCTTTGGAAGTTCCAAAAGCAGGTATACGTTTGTGTTCTTGGTTTGGTTTTGCTTTACTCCAATCTGAACAATAGTAAAAACCTTCAATCTCTCCCTCTTCGTTACATTTTTCCATTGCTAAAGTTTCTACTGGCAAGTGTTCTACCTGTGCAATTTTACTTCGATCCTTACTATATATTACTTGTATCGCACATTGTCCCATTAACTTTAGATCATATACTAACTTTCTTACACAATCCTTACGTAACAAAGTGATTGC